TTTAATTTTATCTACAGTCATAACGCCTAGATCGTTACTTGGAAAGTGAGGAAACTTCAGATTAAACATTCTGCCTAGTCTTCTGTTTATTTTTATTTTAGACTCTCTACCTGCTTGGTCATTATCGGTTAATACAACCAGCGTAGTTACACCGCTTCTTTTTAACGTTGTCGCCTGCGTTTTTGAAATATCTTTGCCAAACAACCCAAGAGCATTGATTACACCAGCCTCGTAAAGCTTCCAAACATCGCCCTGCCCTTCTACTAAAAACAAACAAGATTTATCTTGACCATGCTCTATAGCGTTATCATAATTATAAAGATGGTCAGTTTTCACAAGCCCTTCAGAGAAGAGGTACTTTGGCTGCAACCAAGCTTTCGTTGCTCTTGCTATGTAGCCAATTTTAGAATTAAAACTGTATATAGGTATTATAGCTCTGTGACGCATCGGAGACAAATTATCTGAGCAATCTTTTACACCAAAATGCGATAATGTTTTTCTGTCAAACCCTCTAGCTTCAAAATACGGAGAGTGGTCCAAGGTTTTAATTTGAATTGAGACGCTAGGAGGCTTGGCTATTTCTTTTTTCTTTTGAAATATCTTTACTATGTCTCTGAATGGATCTTCTACTTCGGGTTTTTTATCTTTAGCATTTTTAGTCTTGGCATTATCCACATTGCATATCTTACAAACATATCTTAGAACATCGGAAAATGATACCATATCAGCACTTTTACTAGACAACACACCTCTTATAAATCCGAAGATGTCTGTATTAAATTCTTCATGACAACCACGAGTCCAGCATCGCCACGCTTGTTTTGACAGCGAAATAGATAATCCGTGTTTATTGTCGCTACCTTCGTGGATTGGGCAGGACATAAATATATTGTCCGATTCTTGTTCGTATTCTAAGCCTAGATCTTCAAGTAGTACATCTATGTCATCAAATATAATCTGACGTACCTTTTTAAGATCTAAGGTTTTATCTTTCGTTTGATTGCCCATATACTGCTCTTAATTCCTCCCAAGACTCATAGCTGACAGAGCATACTAACCTGTCACCCTTTGTTCTATTTTCTTTGATTGAAAGGGGTCGCACGTTGGTGTAGTGCATAACCTGTTTTACTTGCTCTGAGTCTGTTAGATCAAAATTATTGTATGGAATGATATGATCTATCTCCCAAAGAGTCCCTCTGTTTTCGTGACTCCAACCTTCTTGAAATTGACTTTCAATATGCTTTCTAAACTCAGCAGCTGTGCAACCAATCATTTCGTACATCTTACTTCCGGGCTTCCCATAGCATGGAGATCCATTAGAACTTAATCCTGTGTAAGCAATATTAGTGTAGTTATGCAAATTGTTTTTAATTCTTGCTTGCGGGTTTTTTTCTTTCTCTTCTCTTCGCCCTAAGTTGTAACAAGCTTTGCATTTGTTTCCACCGCTCTTTCCCTTTTGTCTAGCACGAGATCGGTCGTGAATAATGTTACATCTCCAGCATAAAAATTCATTATCATGCAGACCTTTGACCGAGGACTTGGTGATAGCCATCTTTTCAACTTCCATAAACTCAAGTGTTTGCTTATCCACTGGCAACTTAAGCATTACGTCTCGATCACGACCAGTTTTATATGAGCACCAAACAGCAGTTTCATGTGCTGAGTAGATTGGCTTTGCCAGTCTGATGTCCCAAGGCGTCTTAATTTTGATAAATTCTTCTTTAATTATCTTGTCTGTAACTGATAATCTCTTTATTCCAAAGCGTGAAGCTAAATTTTGTATTTTACTTCTAGAAAACCCTCTGGCGATTCCAGCTTTTTGAAATTGCTCTAAAATAAAATCGTAAGATTCTGTAGGGTAGTATCTTTTTAATATTTCTACTTTTTCTAAAGTGCCTTTATGCATACCCATCTCAATCATCCTCCTCAAATGGTAGTTCTGCACCCTCTATAGCCCCGTTTGGATCTGGGGATGAGCGTTGTTCATCTCTGGTTCTCAGCTCGTTCAACCTAGAATATTCTCCAATCATATTCATGTTGATATAGTTACCATCAAGTAAGCCAGCACCATGTCTAGCTTTTAGTGTTACTAACTTGCGATTACCTGCGTTTGGGCCGTCCTCAGCCAGCTCCTCTGCTGACTTGAGTTTAAATATAGAGAATGACGTGCATAACCAGATAAGTCTGTCAGATCCGCTTACAGCGTCTGTGGATTCTTTGGTAATTCCATCACGATTCAATTGAACAAACGACAGGCATGGAAAGTCATACTTAACCGCAAGGTTGTGAAGATTAGTAATTTGAAAACCAAGAGCTTGATACTCTTGTATGTTATTACTTATTCCTGAAGAACTCATGAGTTTAAGATAGTCGTACACCACCAAGCAATCATTAGTGCTTCCGTTTTCATCTTGCCCAACATCCCTAAGAATCCATCTCTTGATAGTGTTTAAGATGGTTTCAAACGGAGCACCAGCCACACTAACATAAGTATAAGGCATTGCTTTGATTTTTTCAGTGGCTTCTTTTACAGCGATAAACTTTTCATCATCTTCTGCAAATTTGCCAGTAGCAATATCAGTAATTGGTATGCTGGTTAAGTGAGCGATGATTCTATTTAAGTGATCTTCTTTGCTCATTTCTGTGTCGAGCATCAACACGGGGATACCTTGAGAGGCGTTGTGTAGGGCTACGTTGTCAGCGAAAACAGACTTGCCCACACCGGGGCGAGCAGAAACAAGATCCACACACTTTCTACGAAGCCCACCGCCAACCACCGCATCAAATCTTGCAAATCCACTTGATAGTCCTATCTGATCACATTTATTTTCAACTAAGAATTCTATGTATTCATCCAAGTCATCGCCAAGCATCTCTGGTCTTTGACCTGTTTCGTCGTCACGTAAAAAATCCATCAATGGCATTTCAACCAAGTTGATAATATCATCAATACTTTCATCTCCTACAATAGAAGAGATGTCAGAATCTATTTTATGTGCGATGCGTTTAGCACTACGTGCAAATTCAAACTTTTTTACTTGTGCAGCAAAGTGTAAAACGTTCTCTTTCTTGATGGGAAACTCCATCAGAGAGTCTACGTATTCTAACTCTTGCTTAGTTTTGATAGAATCTGAAAAGTTTAGTTGCTCTGCCGCAGATAGTAGCGATGGCAAATCAGCAGATTCTTGATTTTGAAAAATCCTTTGTAGGCATTTATATATAATCTGATTGTTGTAGTTGCTAAAACTAGCGTGATCTAGCAGATCGGAAACTTCAACATAAGACTCCAAACCGTAACAAAACAAACCTGCCAGAACTGCACGTTCGGCACCAACATCTTTTAAATCGCTCATTTACCTTCCAGTGCATCGGTTGCATCTATGGAACTCGCCATAAACAAGGTTACTATTTATTGAAAATGCCCTACCGCAAACGTGGCAGTCTACCTCTTGTTTATGAGGCTTGCCTCTTTTTCTAGGAGTTTTTCTTTTGTCTAATTCTGAATAATCAAAGTCTAGATCACGGTCTTCACCCGTATCTACCCAACTATTCTTTTTAAATTTCACGGAACTTTTCCTTTGTATTTGATGGTCGCCTTTTTCTACTGTAAAATCCTCGTTTACGCGACGAGAGGGAGAGGGAGGCGGTTCCTCTTGTTTTTCTTCTTTTGTTTCGGGTTTCAATTTACTAACATCTGCGATAAGTTTAGCCACTAAAGATTCTTTTTGCTCTTGAGATAAATTATCTAATAGTGACTTTAGAACATCGTCGCTCATTTTCTTCTTCCTTTTTCAAGTAAAATTTCTGCTTTACGTCTGATATTGTTTTCTCTTGTTTTTAAAGGTTCTGCCCTAGCTTGTGCTGTCATCTTCCACTCGTTTATCTTATTAGCTAAATCGTGGTTTCTTACTATAGTCGCTACTTTTATATCGTGCTTTAAAAATTCACCGCTCATCTCTTGGATCTCGGAAGCTATGATAGAATTAAGGTTGGATTCACACCAGCTTACAATTGTGTCATGACTTGCACGCTCAGAAGCAACATGGTCAGCATATTGATAAAGCATATAAGCATAATCAAAACATTCATCCCTAGTAAGTTTTCCCATACGATCAAGCGAAAACGTTTCTGCTATTGCAAACTCTGCGTTGAATTTGGTTGGCTGTAGATTTTTTAGGTTGATGTAATCATCTACGCCTTGTAAAAACTGTTTCAATCTATCTGCAAAGTTCAAGTTGTTTTCTCCAATACTCAGGTGAGCTATCAAATCTCAATACGACTAAAGTTATATCATTTATGTCACACCACTCAGACTTGTCTCTGTCTCTAGCTCTAGATTTCATAAACCCAGCCTTGCTTTTATGAAAGAATGGTATGTACTTAAAATGCTGCTGCCCGTGAACTTCTACACCTATCTTAAGGTTTGGAATAAAAAAGTCAAGGAACAAAGCTGCTTTTTTACTGGGATTAACTGTGCCCGGAAGTTTTACCTCTTCCAAGATGCTGTAACCAGAAAACGAATTTTGTATGATCTCTCTGGCTTGCGTGTGATAAAAAGAGACCTTGCTTCTGTTATTCTTCATGTATCTTTTTAAGGGAATGGTATAGTCTCTACCATTTAAACCTTTGACTTTCATACGAATATTTCTTTTATCTCATCGTAAAGAAAATTACAAATACTTGGATTATCTTCCAAGAATTTGACAAGTTTTTCCATACCTTGAAACTTAAATGCTTTGGTGATTGATTCTGGTTTATCTTCTATGTTGTTGTCCAGCAGCCAGCTTTTTACTACTGGGTCTTCCGCATTGTCAGCACATGAAGATATCGTATACCAAGCACCGCTTCTATTTATCATAGTTAGCTCAGTCGCAATCTGTGCTACTTCTTGTGCTTCGTCTATACCCACTCCATATCTAATCCAGCTTGCCGCCGTCTTATTCGGCGTCCCACCGGCAGCAGAAGTTTTGACTACCCAGTTGGCAACCTGACCGATATGATTACCAGAGTCTTTGGGTACTTCCCATCTACCTCTGTGAGTAATAACCATATTAGTGCCAGCTTGAAACTGTAGCATATTGCCACAGTCTGCCATTTTTGCTGGTGCAAATCTACTGCCGCCGGTGTTGGCAATATTGTGAGTTATAAAGATACATATTGATCTCATTCTTGCAATGTCACCGCTAACTCTCTTAAAAAACATAGAAAGCAAACGAGGTAATGCGTTACGAACGCCTGTCCTTATCTCTCCGTCCAGCTCATCTTGTGGAACCATATTAGAAGTGGAGTCGATAATAGCCACTAAGTCAGGCGTATTTTTTATATAGGTCTCTAAGGAGTTTAGATATTTCTCGGCAGAGACCAATGGTTGTTTATCAGTGGCTTGTACAATCTCAATATTATCAATGTCAAGATCTTTAATGCCTTTAAAATTTTCTTTTGTTAGTCTACCTTCAGTGTTGAAGTAAACAACATTCTTCCCTTGTTTTTGAGCTTT